GGATACAGGTTAACAAAAATGACTACTAAACTCATTTCACCAAATAACCCAGATCTTTTACATTGGCTGTTAGAGAATGGATCCGATGTTAGACAAGTGTTAGAAAGGAATTGGCCTAAGGAGAGTTATCGCTCGGTCTCAGACTGGTCGAGTAAGTGGTTTCCTGCAGACATCACGGGTCAAACTGATGAGTTGAGAGCAGCTTTGCGAGCCACTTATTGGAAGAGATTAATGGAAAATGCAGAGTGGTCTGTTATACAACGCCTCGTGCCATATAATAAGGTCATAACTCACGAAGACCTAGAGCTCATTTATTCAGTGACGCGAATTACCTTGTGTCTTCCTCAAACCCTCCAGAGGATGGAATGGCTCCCCTGCCATTCTGAAGGAATGGAGGCAGTGATACAACTCACACCTCTTCCTACTAGTGTCTCTGTAACAGATGATTGGTCTACTCTCCTCAAATCTACTGCAGAAGACTTAGCAGTTAAAGTACCACCAGAAGATCAAATTCCTGAATTGCTTGATGCAAGTGCCCTATCTCCAGTATCATCCCCAGTCAAGTCGTCTTCTGATGTTGTCTTTGATCCGAAGACTGAAGAGAACAAACTACTATTTGAGTTCTCAAAACATAAGGCAAAAAAGAAGAAGAAATCTGCAGGTAAGAATCGACAGCCTATCAATATTCTTCAGGAAATAGAATCTGGATTATCCAGAGAAGAGTTTGTGCAAGTAGATCCAACAGAAGAAGAGATCTCTCAGTTCAACGCCCATCGAGATGATACTGTAGATTCAGTCGATACAATGTATTATGTTTCTGCTAAGCAAGATAATGTGTATCAGACTGGACCACTAGTGGCTTTGTCAAAAGCCTTATGTGGGGTTACTCAACAGGTTCCTGAAGAGGTATTATCTATCCTCCGTCGAGATATTCCCAAACTCACTGATACTAAGTATACGATCACTGCTGCAGATTTGGAATCGATCAAGAAAGGTCGATCAGGGTGGTCAGCTAAGAAGGCACAGTTGTATAGTAAATGGGCATTAGATGCGCTTGATTGTGCCACAGAGATTCCTCTTGACATGACTATCAAACATTATACTCTGATGTTACCACAGGATCTAACACTACGCCATAAGAGTGATTTACTTGTCCGGGCGAGAGGGAACTTAGAGACTTTGCTTTGGGTTCACAAGATCCAATCAGGAGAAAAAGTCTCAGAAGAAGGTGTAGAAGATGCATTCAGTAAT